TGCGGGATATAGCGTTCACGGCCGCCGCCCCTCTGTGCGTTTGCGCCGCCACCACCACCGCCACCGCCACCGCCACCGCCACCGCCGCCGCTATACATCGATGTATACTCCGGCGACATTGGCGTGCGTGGCGACGGCGACGGCGACGGTATACTTTCAGGGTTTTCCGCGAATTTATCAAGCATCTTCGCATTAAAGGAAGCAACCGCACCGCGCACACGGTCCGCATCAGATGCCGGTCCGGCCGCCTCCACCATCGGCGTAGAACTCGTATACTCCGGTGTCTTAGGTTCATATGTCATCCGATTCTCCATCTCTCGGCGCGTAGCATCCAATTTCACGCGTTCGTCCATCAATCGCGTCATTTGAACTTTCAGTCGTTCCTCCTCCGCCACATTTCCTTCCCGTTTTGCGCGGTCAATTTCGCCAGAAACACGTTCGGTCTCTTTCGTATTGGTTTCAATATTACGCAAATTCTCGGCAACCTCCACATTGACAGCCTCCAATTGACTCGTCATTTTATTCTGTCCGTGTTTTTCGATAAGCGCAATAATGGCAAGCACCCAATTCAAGGGTTTACGTGTCTTCCGGAGTTGTTCCACCATATCACTCGGTGAAATCGGGATATCGTCGGGGTAAACGAGCATTTCAGAAAGCCAGCCATCTGGGTATCGTGTCGGATAATCACCTACCCATTGTCGCCCACTAATCGTCCATCTCTCGGTGGGTTCGCCGTTCTTATCCAATATCACGGATTCTAATACAAGATCTTCGCCGGTAATATCGCTTGCGCTAATGCCCGCGCCTGCGCCTGCGCCTGCGCCTGCGCCTGCGCCTGCGCCCGCGGCCGCCTTCCCGCGCATCTGTCGCGCAATATCCGCCTTCAATGCGAACCGCCAACCTAAATTGCGTATACTTGTTCGGGTATCAACGTCCAAGTCCGTAATGATTTCTTCTGGATGTTCGTCGGGGTCAAATGGCCGAGGCGCACCCGCAGGAACAATACCCGCATAAGGCCGTGTGTCCTCGCCTGCATAATCCACCTCGCTACGACTGGGTAAATAAACGCGACTTCCAAACGCGGCTTCTTCTTCTTGTTCTTCACCGCGCGCGCCATCACCCGCGGCACCCTTCCGCGCGGTCATATCGCGCGGTTTCAACCCGACCGCCAACCGATTTCTCTCGATGATGTCATCCACACCCATCGCGCCCTTGCCATCTTTCAGCACTTTATAAACATTCTTGGAATAGGACATACTCGGAAGTTGGTCGATGTTGTCTTCGGTGATAATACGCATTTGAACATTCATAACAATTAGCTCCTGCATAAGAAGCTTTAAACAGTAAGGAATGCGTACAATACTGAACGACCTACCGAACTTCGTCATATGGATGACACTGGCGCCCGCGCCCGCGCCACCACCGCCACCGCCTGCGTCCGTCGTCAAACCACCAGAATACTGAATTGGTCCATCCACCATCGGGCTCATAAAAAGATTCTGGTTTGGATTGTATATCGCAATCATACCCGATTTATTACAAACCGCCATATAGTATTCATCACCGCGGACCATAAGTGATTCATTCAAGAAATGTGCGGCACCGTGCCCTAGTATACCATCACGCTCCATTTCACCCACACGAAGACCACCATCATTTGCGCGACCTTGAACAGTCTGACGTGTAAGTTGGGTGCGCGGTCCCTGTGAACGATAATTGATTTTATCCTTCACCATCTGTTTCAGGCGCATATAATACGTCGGTCCAATATAAATGTCGCTCTTGATTTGTTCTCCCGTCATTCCGTTATACATGACCTCTGTTCCCGAGGAATGAAACCCGTATTCCGTCAAAACAGAACCGAACGATTCGTGTTTGGTTCCATTGTTCGTATATGCGGTGCAATTTCCGAACCCGCCGTGAAGAACACACGCCTTCCCCATCAACGATTCAATGAGTTGGCCAATTGTCATACGTGTCGGAATCGCGTGAGGATTGATAATGATATCTGGGCGAATCCCGTCCTTCGTAAAAGGCATATCCTTCTCCGGAATAATAAGCCCACACGTGCCTTTCTGACCGCAACGCGAACAAAATTTATCGCCGATGGACGGAAAACGTTCTTCTCGAATTCGGACTTTCCCGATACGATATCCGGTATCTCCCTCGGTCATAAACGCCTTATCAACAAAACCAAGTTGCCCCTTCTTTGGCATCACTGAAATATCGCGCATTTGACCGCCGTCATTGTGGATACTAACAGACCCCATTCCGATAACAACTTTCTTGTCATCCATTTCCGTATTTTCGCGAATAAGGCCATTGTCGTCGAGATAACTGTAGTCATACCCGGGTTTAATACCGATTGCGCCTTCTTTCTGAATATTCGCGAAACGAGTGTCTCGTTGGGCGCCGCGAACACTGCTGCTTTCTTCACGCGCTTCATACATATTGTAGTAGGTGATACGAAACATACCGCGCTTCACCGACGCCTCGTTGAAAAGGATGGAGTCTTCCACGTTATAACCGTTGAACGACATAATCGCAACAATCGCATTGAACCCGCAAGGGTGTTCTTCGTGATTGATGAGGTCGAGATACCGGCTCTTCACGATGGGGACCTCGCCGTTGTTGATGACAACACCCATTTTATCAATACGAACTTGATAGTTGCTGTGGTAGAGTGAGGCGGCTTGTTTGGCTTGACCACACCCGAAGACATTACGTGCGACTGGATTATTTTCTGGGAAACATATTTGGTTGCCCATCACGCCCATCAGTAAGGATGGATGAATTTCAACGTGAGTGTATTGTTTGCCGTCGGCAGAGAGGACGCGGGCGCGTGGGCGGCGGTGGCTCTGGCTACGGCTTCGGCTTCGGCTGCGCTTTTTTTTCGTAACTGTGCCTGCGCCTGCGCCTGCGCCTTCTTCGTCACTGCTCCCGCTGCTGTCGCTGCTATCGCTGCTCTCACTACTACCTGCCGCTCCTACAGCATCTGGTCGCGCAAATTTATGACTCATTGAAATCAATGTCGACTCGGTCTCCGAAGTGTCGATATATTCAATAATCGCCTGCGTCGCCTTCAACCGACGAAAATCCTCAATTGTATTCACACGCGCAGCATCCTCGCGCACCTGTTGTTTCGCAGTCAACGCCGATGTATCGTTTGCGCGTCCATAAAGCTCGTCTATCGTATAATAATTACAGTGCGCCGCCTGAAACGTCGGGTCCGATTTCGCGGTGAATCCTGTCGTCATTTGTTCCCACGACGCTTTCCCGCCGCGTATCATTTCCAGAATTTCATCCTTATCATAACTCGGTAGTCCTGTATCTTCGTCAATATAGAAGATGGGGCGGCACAACCGACCTGCGTCCGTAAATACGTGAATCTCGTTCGTCTTGATATCCCAGCGGCAACTCACATAAATCGGAATCAACGCGTTGCGTCGGTGAAGCCGGATTAGGCGCATCGTTTCGTTCGGTCGCGTCACTGCGCCCACCCACGTGCCGTTTACAAACACCTTCGTGGTATAATGAAGAAACATCCGCGTGCATTCTTCCAATAAATGCATCTTCGCGACTTCGCGCAACCATAGCGTCATTGGGTAAGCCGAGCATTGATTCGTGACGCGTGTTCCAAACGCGAGATGTTTATGAAACCCAATATTCGCACCATCGGGTGAATCGACGGGGTCAATCATTCCCCATTGTGAACCGTGAAGCATACGCGGTGCAACCACTTTCGCGCTGCTATCCATCGGCAAGTTAATTTTACGCAGATGCGAGAGAAACGAATTATAAGACAGGCGATTCAGGTCCTGGATGACCCCGATGCGCTTCGTATGGTCCGTAGCACCCCAATTTCCTTTGAAAGCTTTCTTGAAACCACTTTCAACGATGCGTTCGTGAAAGAACTCCTGGTAGTTCATTTGGATGAGACCGATGAAATTCTTCTCGTATTTCTTGGGGTCTTTGAAATACTCGCGGTCCATTGCGAGCCGGATATGTTGCTGTTGAAGCGCGTAGTATTCTTTGAAGAGGTCGAAAATAAGGGACCCACTTAACTCAATCCGCTTGAATTTGAAACTGTCGCGGTCCGTGGGACGGTCCATCTTCAAGGACACGCGCAATAACTTGTATACCATATGCCCGAGGAAATATGCTTTCTGAATGTAATTTGTTTCTCCGACTTGGGGGAGGAAGTAGTTCATCAGAATATCGTGGACTTGCGGAATGGTCTTTGACTTCGTGAGCGTGGCGATGAATTTAATCGCGCCTTCCTGTGTGAAGATTTTATTCGCATCGTGAATCGAGGGGATGAAATGGTCGAGGAGTTCTGCGTTTTCATCGAGGTCGAGAAGACAGAATTCTAGGATATCGCGGTCGGAGAGAACACCGAGGGCGCGCATCACGATAAATAGAGGAACGGGTGAGCGCACATTCGGGATATTCACGACGATTTGTTTGTTTGTTAGAAGGGTAGTCGGCGCGACGATACGAACAGACAATGTGCGCTCAGGTTTGGATGCGTCTTCACTTACGGTGCGAATATCGGCCGCGTGGGTGTATACATTCTCTTCATTGTTTTCGCGGATATAAAGCATATTATCCGCAAATTTCTCCTGAGAGATAATCGTCTTCTCCTTGCCGTCGATAATAAAATAGCCACCGTAATCGTTTTTACACTCGCCCATATAGAAACGGGCTTTCGGCTCAAGACCGTGGAGGATACAGTGGTTGGATTGGACCATAATAGGGAACCGACCTAGAAGAATTCTCTCGAGAGTTGCGGTGGTGATTTCGTATCGCACACTGGAATCGCCCGCGCCCGCGCCGCCACCCCCAGGGACCGCGATTTTAAACACGACATCCACGTCATAATGTATCGTAGTTCCATAGGTCATATTACGCAACCTCGCCTCATTGGGGAACATATAATGCTCTCGGTCGTCGTCATAAATAATCGGTTTTCCGAAATAGACCTTGTCACCATTTCTTCCACCTAAATACAATTCACAACGAAGATTGAACTCCTGCGTGTCTGGGTCTTGTTCTTTTTGAAGGATAATCGGATTTCTCTCGCGAAATATCTTGAAGATACCCTTGCCGAAGAAGTCATTATACGAATCAATGTGATGACGAACCATCATTTGCGGGTCATCATCGAATAGACGCTGGATGACTTTCCAGGGTAGCTCTGGGTCAGAATCCATTATTATAATTATAACGAATGGTATATACTATATGTATACAATACAGTATATACTTTATGTGAGTTCGCGTGATTGCGTTCAACGTCGGCGCTTACTCTTAGGACGACGACGCTTACCACCTTTCTTCTTTCGTGTAAACGTAGTCAGTTTGGATATAACTTCATTCGAATGGGGCCCTGATATAAAACGACGAAATGACTTTGAACGTTTTTTCCTCTCTGCGGATTCTTCGGCTTTTTTCACTGCGTTCCAGTAGGCGCGAACGCTATTGATATGTTCTTCATCTTCTTCTGCTTGTCGTATATTATTGCGTTCTTCGTGAAACTCGTTACGAGACTTACTGTCTAATTCATCTAATTCTTTTTTTGAACGAAACTCTTTGTAATCTTTGTCTCCTTTATAATAATTATTTTGTCTTTCTACATACTTACGTAACATTTTTTTTTGTTCATCCGTAAGATTATCATATTTTCGTTGGGCTTTTGTAACGTAATCTTCATTATCGCTATTTGGGGATTTTGATTTAGATTTCAGCATCAAAACAACTTTCTATAATATATCGTTATTTTTTACTTGAACCCGAAGGGGTCTACCACCACCGCTACACTTGCCTTATTCTGTTCGTTTGTGTTTCGGATTTCGGCTGCGCCAAATAAAAGAATCAACATCAACAAAATAAAGGGGAAGAGCAGGATGAGCCACGCGACATTGGTGTAACCGCGCGAACAAATGAAATTGAGAAGCCACGTCCAGAACACGAGGAATAGAATTTCAACGATGAAAATTGTCGACGTATTTGCTACATCACAGCTAACATTTCCGAAACAATATTGGTTTGTGTTTTCTAGATTATCAAAAAGCATCCCGAAGAGGGAAAGCACTGAGATAATGAAATACACGAGTGCCGGGGTGCATAAGGATTGAATTTTATTGACGACGCCGTCCATTGTATATATTATTATATTACTAAAAATACTTAAAAAATATATGAATACGTATTATGTATTATGTATTATGTATTATTTAAGCTGAACAGGTTGTCCGATAGGTTGTTGAGTAGGGTCTGGCGAACGAAACCCAGTTGACGCGCCTTGAAGTGTATTGGCGACGTAACTTGGGACTCCAACCGTCTCACGAAGCGTGGCATTAATCGTCTCTGGCATAAGTGCGGCCATTCCACCGCGTTGCTCACCAATGAATTTACGGTGGCGACGGGTGCGGCGCGTGCTACCACGCACACGGCTTGAAGATTTGCGTCGTCGTCCACCAAACAATCCCTTCTCAACGAGATGATTACTGCTTTGTGGAGGAGCCATCCCGCCACTTGAAGTATTCAGGGCGTAATGATTGCCGTTGATAGACATCGGGACACCTGACGCACTCGCACTCGCACCGCCGCCTGTATTCGCGTGAACATCGCTCGCTCCCCAAGGCCACCCACCAGTCAAACTACCGCCACCAGACTGACACCCTTTCTGATGCCATTTATGCGACCCTTTCTTCGTTTTCTTTTCAGATTTACTGCGTCTTCCACGTCCACCCTTACAGCGACGGGACTTGTATTTTCGAGAAGCCATTGGAATGATTCGGATTATAAAAAATAAATACGAATACGAATATTAATATTGTTATTGTTATTAATATTACGTTATATAATCTCCACATGGGTCAACATATGGCGCCGGCAACACATTTTTGTCAGCCCAAGAGCATCCATCACTTCACCCTCTGGTGTCTTGTCGATATATTCGGCGGTCATATAAATAACCTTGTCAACATCGAGGTCGCGAGAAAGCTTGATTTTACGCACTTCCGCTAAATAGTATCGGTATTTGTCGGCGAGAACCTTGCCGCAGGTGAAGCACTTGACGGGGATAATCATACGAAGCGGAGTAGAGGAGTAATTGATATATGATAACATAATGTTTTTATATATCAATTTTACTGGTTTGAATACAACATACTCGAACGTATTATTATTTTGTTTTTTACTATGACATATAACTTCCTAATAAGTTGCGAGTCTCCTGATTTACAGAGTATGATTTGGATGATTCGGAAAAATGATAATTCCTAATTGCCTTGTCGAATAATCCAACCAATTCTGGATGTTCGTTCAATATTCTTTTTAGTTCGGTTTTAAAATTGGTTTCTTCACTTTTTTGAGAGAGAGACCTTTCTAAACTCTCAAAATAATTTGGAGGCAACTCCTTTTTATTGAATATTTTCATAAACTTATTTTGTTTTGGTAGTGCAGCATACTGAGTATCTACATCCTTAATAATCACTCCACTATATGACTTCAATCGGAACATTATTTCTACTATCTCTTCCGGTGTATATGGATGTTTAAATAATGCTACATTTACCGAACGAGGACCGAAATCGAATTCGCGCAATCTTGATAAAGAATACATAGATTTTCCTTCTGTATTGGTCGTTTTACCAGGCAATTCTTTTAGAGTTGGACTTTCCTCAATATTACCAGAACCGCCTAACTCCTGAAGAAAGGACGTTTTAAATGTCGTTAATGCCTCTGCATTGCTATTGTTCTTATCATATTGTGTTAATAAATTAAGAATATCATCCATGGTGAATAATCTAGGTAGTGACCCACCATATTCTCTATATATCTTATTTATTCCCCCCCCTCATAACCTTTCGACTCTTCCCGCGACGCAATTTCCGCTTTGTATGCTTCTTCTGATT